ATGCTACTGAACAAATTATTGTTAAACATTTTAGTCATCATGATGAGGCTGCAAAATTTATTGACCAACTAGCAATTGAGGAATAGTATGAACAAAGTAAAAGTATTTAAATTAATCAATGGTGAAGAACTTATTGCAGAAGTTTTAGCAGAACATTCTGATAATTATGATCTAAAGAATCCAGCGAATATTATGTTACAACCGACTCAAAACGGTCAAATGGGTGTTGGTATCGCACCATACATGCCATATGTAACTGGCGATATTAAACTGTTCTATGTTGCAGTTGCAGCCGCAGGAACCCCTGAACAAAGCATGATTAACGAGTATAATCGGATCTTTGGGAGCGGTATCGAAGTCGTATCAGCCAGTGCCCTAGCTGGACTCAGATAAGCCCTCTAAACCACCCTCTCGGGTGGTTTTTTACATCAAAAATCGCTTTACTTTAATTCAGAAATAGGGTATAATTAATGTATGAAGCTGATAAAAGAAACTACTGTTTGGAAAGACGTCCCACGTCAACCCAACCATACCTATCTCACAAGCGATAGTATGGACAAGATCTATGCTTACTTCAAGTGGCATAATCCGAAAGACTTTGTTATGCTGAAGACACCTTTGCGTATTGACCGACGCTATCGTACCTTCAAAGTGCTCCAATCTGGAATTAAGGATATAAAATGAATTTGAATGCTTTCTTTGAACAACTTGCCTCCAATGCCTCTCGTAACTATAAGATTGAGCAGCTTGAAGCGAATCGTGATAATGCGACTCTCCGTGAAGTTGTGCGTCTAGCACTTGACCCTTTCACCCAGTTCTATATCCGCAAGATTCCAAAGTACACTCCAAATACAACTGGCCATGGTGCATCTATCGCATCCATGCTCCCTGCTTTGTATGAATTGCGTGAACGTATTAAAACTGGCAATGCTGCTATCGAACATCTTAAAAATGTTCTCGAAGCATTGAAAGAAGATGACGCAAAGGTAATGGAACGAATTATTCAGAAGGATCTAAAATGTGGAGTATCAACGTCAACCGCAAACGCAGTGTGGACTGGCTTGCTGAAAGAATATCCAGTAATGTTGTGCAGCCAGTTCGAGGAAAAGCTGGTAAACAAAATCAAGTTCCCCGCACTGGTACAACTCAAAATGGACGGCATGCGCTTCAACGCAATCGTTCGGGATGGTAAAGTAGAATATCGGAGCCGAAATGGAAAAGAAATCCAACTGTTGGGAAATCTCGACGCTGACTTTATCGCTCTTGCTGGCGACGTTGACTGCGTGTTTGATGGTGAGTTGCTTGTCACTTCTGATACTGGGATCTTGGATCGCCAGACAGGCAACGGTATTCTGAACAAAGCCAACAAGGGTACAATTACCGCAGGTGAAGCCTCGCTGGTTCGTGCCACTGTTTGGGATGTTATCCCCTTCTTGTACTTTCAAGATGGTGTATGTAACACTCCCTATGGTACTCGCTTCAATTCGTTGAACACCCTGATCAACAAGGTTGAGCCTGAGAAGGTTGCTACTGTTAAGAGTTGGGAAGTTGAAGACTACGAAACTGCCAAAGCCTTGTTTGAAGAAATGCTTCAACGTGGTGAAGAAGGTATCATTCTGAAAGACAAAGCAGGTATCTGGGAAGACAAGCGTTCTAAGACTCAGATTAAATTCAAGGGTGAACTTGAATGTGACCTGAAGATTGTTGGCATCGAAGAAGGCACTGGCAAGTATGCTGGTATGCTCGGTGCTATTCAATGCGAATCTTCTGATGGTGTTATTAAGGTTTCCGTTGGTTCAGGTTTTACTGATGCTCAACGCAAGTCCCTTGGTAAAGAAATCATCGGTAAGGTAGCAGCGGTCAAGTACAACATGCGTATCAGTAACCGAGCAGGTGAAGAGTCGTTGTTCTTGCCTATCGTTTTGGAAATTCGTTTTGATAAGGATGAAGCAGATGCCAGCACTCAGATTAAATGATCGTCGTAAATTCGATATGAACAATGAGAAAGATGTAGAGATCTACAAACACTTTCTCATGAACAATGACTGGAAGCATGTAGGGAGTTGCCCCTTTGAACTGGAGTATCCTTACAATAGCGTTCCAGACATGATTAAAGATAAATTGGTAAGAAAGTTTTTAGGTGTAAAATGAACAAGATGTACGTGTTGGTTGGTGTTCCTGGTTCTGGTAAGTCCACTTGGGTGGCTAATCAGAAGTGGGCGAAAGGTATGCCTATTGTATCCACTGACCGATTCGTGGATGCTTATGCAGAACAAGAAGGTAAAACATACTCAGAAGTCTTTCAAGAGTATATGCCTATTGCCGTGAAGTTGATGGCTAACCAAGTCTTGATTTGTCAAGCGAACAAAAAAGATTTGATTTGGGATCAAACTTCAACTACAATAGAAACACGTGCCAAGAAATTGCGCATGTTACCTGACTACTACAAAATTGCAGTTGTGTTTAAGACACCACCAACTGCTGAGTTACAGAAGCGTTTGGCTTCTCGCCCAGGAAAGAATGTCCCATGGGATGTTGTGTCTAAGATGGCTTCTCAATTAGAAGCTGAGCCACCTTCTTTGGAAGAAGGTTTTGATGAGATTTGGTATGCGGAGTAATTATGTCTGAAGTTGAAAAACACGATGCTTTTATTAAGCGTCTAGAAGAAATCTATCCACGAGCAATGCGCAATGTGTATTGCGGTGTATCCATCAACGAAGGTTGGTATCATATCACCGCATTGCTCCTGAATCAAATGTACAACCACGTTGCTGCAAAACGTCGCCGTCGAGCGCATGATCTTATGTTGAATCGTGCCATCAAGAAAGGTTATGATGCCACGCTAAAGATTATCGCTGGTGATAAAGAGCCAAGCCAATATATGATTGAACGTGCTCAAGAGTATGTGGAAAATGGTCCATATGAACCTGAGCCATATGTTCACCACATTGAGGTTCATCAGATCAAAGAGAAGTTCGGTGGACTCCGTTTCTACTTTGAAGGTGGTGATGATTACTGTCGTGGTCTAGAAACAATGGCTGAGATTTGGGCTGGACGTACATGTGAAGTTTGTGGTGAAACTGGTCGCCAACGTTCTGGTGGTTGGGTTCGTACCTTGTGTGATACACACGAAGCTGAATATCAAAAGAGAAAATAATGCGTGAATATAATCCTGACCGTTGGGTCATGTTGAAGTTTAACCACAACGGTGAAGTGATTTATAAGATCCTCGGTTCGTGGTATGGTGGTTATGCCCGTGGTGACAGCTGGAAGCTGAACAGCGGTGTAACCAAGATTGAAGAAGACGGACAGACTTTTCTGTTCCATGGTTCAAGTGGTAGCGTGTATCGTTGCCATAAGAACGGGTATGGTATGAGTGGTTACACCTCTGGTGTTTACGCTAGTTTCCAGAAGGAAGTCAGCGAAGCTGAGGGTGTGACGCTTGAGTTGCTGCCTGAAGAAACTAATTTTATGGAGATTCATTATGAGTAAGTCGTGGATATTAGAAGTTCAAGAGACTCCAATTGGCGAACAGTTTATTGCTTTCCCTGATGAAGCAATTGCTGAACTCGGTTGGCGAGACGGTGATACTATTGAGTGGTTGGATAACGGTGATGGTTCTTGGACTATCAAAAAGAAAGAACCAAAGGTTTGGGTTATGGTTGAAGCCATCCAATCTTTCCGTATGCGCTACATGGTAGAAGTTCCTGCTGACCATCCAGAGTATGCTTTGGATACAGTCACAATGCAAGAGGCTAAAGAGTTCTCTCAATACGCACTTCCTGAGGTTATTAATTCTCATCGAGTAATGACTGAAGATAAAGCACTTGAGCTTTGTGATATTGATAATGATTATACTAGGTCTTGGAATAAAGAACAAAAGATCAAAGCGTTCTTTACCAAAGACGGTGAAAAGGTAGACCGATAATGTTTATGTTCGACGTTGAAACCCTCGGAGTTGATTCCAACTCCGTGGTACTATCTGCTGGTCTCATCTACTTTGAAGGTGGTGAGACTTATCAAGAACTGCTAGACAAAGCATGCTTTGTAAAGTTCAAAGCCAAAGAACAGATCGCTGCTAAACGTGTAGTTGACCTTGGTACTCTTGAGTGGTGGAAGAACCAACATGAGTATGTTCGTGGTTGCGCTCTTGAACCTTCCCCTGATGACCTTACAGTTGAGCAAGGGTTTACAATCTTGCATAACTACATGAACAAGGTTCCAAATGCTCAAAAGAAAACTATGTGGGCACGTGGTTCTCTCGATCAAATTGTAATTGATCACTTGGCAAAGAAATTTGACTGCCAACCAATTACAGGGTATAATATGTGGAGAGATGTAAGAACGGCTGTTGATATTTTATACGGTACAACTAATGGTTATGTTGAGGTTGATAAACCTGACTTCCAACGTGCTGCTGTAATCAAACACCACCCCGTTCATGATTGCGCTCTCGATATTATGCAATTAATGTATGGAAAAAGTTAATCAATATGGTATCCCGCTCCACGCTTGTAATGGTTATCGTCACGATGAGCATTGGTGGACTTGGGCTAAGTGGGTAACAGAAAACTGTGAACGACTTGGTACTGACGGAACCAAAGTATATTATAAGAGAAAGTCTTAATGGAATTTTACACAAACGTGCAAGTCGCTGGTGACAAAATCCTAGTTCGTGGTTACGAACATGGACGACCTTACCAGCGACGCATTGATTTTATGCCTACCCTTTTTGTTAATGCAAAGGGTAAATCTAAATGGCAAACTCTGGATGGCACTTACGTTGATGAAGTGCAGCCAGGAAGCATTCGTGAGTCCCGTGACTTCATGAAGCGTTACGATGGAGTGCAAGGCTTCAACGTTTATGGACAGACCAACTACGGTCTACAATACATCAGTGATACATACGACTATGATATCAACTGGGATATGGAACAAATCAAAGTCTTTACGATCGACATCGAAACTAAGACTGAAGAAGGCTTCCCTAACATTGTCACAGCCAACGAAGAAATTACTTTGATCACGGTTAAAGACCTAGCATCAAAGCGCATCATCACTTTCGGTGTTGGTCCTTTCGTTCATAATCGTGATGATTTAGTTTACTGTAACTGCGCTTCAGAGCAACACTTGCTAAAAGAGTTTATCATCTGGTGGCAACAGAACTATCCTGACATCATCACGGGGTGGAATACTGACTTCTTCGACGTACCATATTTGATTCGTCGAATGATTCGTGAGCTTGGCGAGGCACTTGCCAAAAAGATTTCACCATGGGGTATGATTACTGAACGCAAAACATTCATCAAAGGTAATGAAGAAATTCATTATGATATTTCTGGTATTGCTCAGCTTGACTATCTCGAGCTGTACAAAAAGTATACTTACTCCAAGCAAGAGTCCTACCGATTGGACTACATTGCAGAGCAGGAACTAGGCGACAAGAAGAAAGAGAATCCTGGCGATACTTTCCGTGACTTCTATACAAACCACTGGCAACAGTTCGTGGAATACAACATCCATGACGTTGAACTGGTTGATAAGTTAGAAGATAAGATGCGTCTAATCGAACTTCACTTGACCATGGCTTATCAAGCCAAGATTAATTATGAAGATGTTTACTCGCAAGTTCGTATGTGGGATGCGATTATCTACAATCACCTTCGTAAGAAGAACATTGTTATCCCGATGAAAGAACACAGCGGTAAGTCTGAACAGTTCGA